GACCAAAGATCCCGGAATCAACATGAACTGTCATCAAGGATGATGGCAGCAGTGTCGATTCGATGTGCCTCGCGACCTGCAGATAAAATAATAAATAAAAATTATTCGCAGTGTCAACAAGACTACACGTCGACTCCGGGTTGTCCGCTGTCAGAGCATGCAGATAGATGGGCGTTACATCAACCCCTCTATACGCATCAATGCCACAAGACTCTCTGAAAAATCCTTTAGAGAAAGTCTTTTCCGCATTGACCTTGAAGTCAAGGACGTTCAAGGTCTCTTCGAGCAGGTTCCGACAGTCAGTGGGGACAATGATGTCGTCCCCAAAGACGGCCACCTCTCCCTCGAGCTTTTTGAGCTCTTTGAGAAAGTCATCCTTCTTCAGCGTTGGGCTTACGCCCCGTGTTACCAACACGGTTGCTAGGGCCACGCCTAAAAAGATGAGATTCTCTACGGGAAAGGTACAGGCGCTACCCATTGTGCTGAACTTGTTAAGTTCAACGTACTCTGGCAAGTCCTTATCAAGGGACTGTTTGAGTAAATGGGTACGTGACGCACGTAGGGCATCTAACAGGTCCAGATTGGCCCTGAAGAACTGACCTACGACGTGGCACGAAACTCGGTCACTCGCAGACGAGAGGTCCACGGTGCACAAGTTGCCGTGACGAGACCCTTCGCGACACAGACTCTGATTCAAACCTTGGTCACCGAAGCGACAAAAGTCCGAAAGCCACGTTAACGTGGTACGAGTCCTCAGATAGCGCCAAATATTTTGTTGGCACCACTGATGTTCGCTAGGCTCCGCGGCGATAAGCCGGGGCTTTTCGTAGGTCTTCGGTACAGCCACTAACCTCGAGAAAGGAGTGTAATTATCACTCGATCCTAAGGAAAATGTCGAACCAGCCCAGCTGCTTAGATTATGGAAACCATAATCGGCAACGGGGAACACGGATTCTAAGCGATCACTCCAACCGTACCAAGCGTACTTGTTGGAGGGTCCAGATCGCTGAGAAATCGCTCCTGGGCCATGTCTGAAGTTCCAAGCAGCGGGCCTATACAGCCCGAGTGCGGAACACACCTCGCTAGATACACGATCTAGCATGGCGAGAACGATAGGCACGGACTCTTGAGAGCCTTGCACTACAACCTTCTGGTGATACCAACGACTCCGGTTAAACCCGGTGTAGGTCAGTTTCGCCATACAAGAAGCAGGCGCGTCCTCCGACCAGAATCTTTCTGGTTTGGGGAGAACCGTGTCTTCCTCGACAAGTTTGCGAACAGATGCTCGCAGCGCTGTCTCGGAGAACGACAGAGGCAACTTTTTGCACAGATATAAAATCTGACGCAAAAAGATGATCGCCTCTGCACTGTAATCGTCCTTCAGACAACCGTCATCCCGAAAGATAAGCTTATACAAGCCTCCCAAAAACTTGGGAGCCTGTTCCCCTTTCGACCTACCCATCAAGGGCAAATCGCTAGGAGTAAGCTTCTCTTCTGCAAGGCACCTATCAAGATGCTTGCCGATTAACGGAAGATCCACAACAAAAGTTGGGATACCGCGCGAACGCGCGGCACGGCGAAGGGTCTCGAGATCCCTCTCGAGGTCTACCTTCAATTGCGGAACTGCGTATTTGATGTCTTCGAAAAGAGCATCGTATACGCGAACGATTGCCTCTACATGGCTTTTCAACATGGGATCCTTTCTAGGGTCGCATGCATCCATGCCATGACAGGAGACCCCTGCAGCGTGTTAGACTGCATCACCAACCTACGTCTGCCAGGTGTTGAGCTTCAAGAGGAACGCGTCTGTCGACGCGATCATCAGGTCGGCAACAGCATCGGGCATATCGACGTCGGTCTGACTGGCCTTGCGTTCCATAACAAAATAAAACTTGTCATGGTACTCGGGGACAGTCGAGGTGGCGAAAATGGTAATCACAACTTCAAAGTTGTGACGCTCATAAACGACACCGTTCGCATCGGCCTTAGAGGTCGAATGGCGAACCTTGGCACGGATTTCTTGAAGCGTTTCACGGAGCAAAAACTCCGATCCGAAACTATCCTGATTAATCTTATTCAGGGACTTCGCGGATCCGGCAATGGTGATCACTAACGGGTCAGAGACTGCCATGGTGGGCGACTCACTTTCTGTTCTGATAGATAGCACGACTCAGGCTTCGGCCTGGACGTACTTTCAGCACAGCCAGAGAGCCAAGAATCGACACCGCCTTCCAACTACAAATCGGAAGGTACGTCGGCGCAAACGGGAGCACGGGAGCAACGACAAATCGTTCCTTCCGTTCGTAGGATTCATAGTAGTCGCGATTAAACGACGCCCATGTTTCCGACGCAGCTAGATCAACGCTTATAGTTGTGGTACTCGAAGAGTACCGCATCAAACAAGCGTCAGCCCACTGGAGTCCAAGTGTATTATTGGTAGCGTTAATAACGGTACCGACTTGGAGAAACCAATCGACCAACCACGACCAAGGCATTAATTCCCAGGCCGTCGCCAAAGCCTCATGTGTTGTAATCCCATTGACGAGACGATACGCGGTTTCCCGCAGTAAAGCCTCATTATGTGCAATGGAGACGTTCAACTTATAAGGCGCTTTGTACACAACTGTTCCCCACACTTTTTCGGTGTAGTCAACATGACGTGTACCACGGATGACAATGCCCTCAGAGTGGAGTATCTGATTGACAGTGTCGATACGCTTTTGATCTCGGCGAAGCTGTACTCTGCGTTTGATTTTCTGACCTGTATACAACTTCTTCAGTTCCGCAACCCTCTTGGAAAGGAGGTATTGGAAGTCCAAAATTGTACGCATGTCTCTGATGAAGGGCGCAACCGCCCAACGCCACGTTAAGTGGCCACTAGCGACGATCTCAGGAAGCCTACTTAAGTAAGTAGACCACCTGCTGGGGAGTTTCCCTTTAACGGGTTTCCTCAGAAATAGACCGTACCAGTTCTTCACCAGCGAGGGGATATCCTTCATCTCTGCTAATACCGTAGGCAGACTAACGTCTGGAGCTGACGGGTTCGCAGCGGAAAGGATTTTCCACGCAAAATTCGACTTATCCAGCGCGGTTAAGGCTGGAAAGACCGAGCGTGGATCGACGGGTCCCGGATGTGAGCCGATCGGAAAATTTGTCATTCTCCTTTCCTCCACATGGGTTACAGGATTAAACCTGCTACCGTCAAGCCCAGGGTACTGACGATTCAATCGAGTGATACTTAGCCCATTAGGGTTAGGCCAATTACCAATGACGTCGTCGCATGTGCCGTTGAGCCCCGTATCCAAGGATCTAGTAACCGTTGTTCCGAGCGACAAATTCTGGTATGTACCAGTAAATGGCGATCGGTTGTCAAAGGTTCTATTCCTTGCAGTCATACGGCTCCCTCAGAAATGTCGACATAGGTAGGCGAGAGCCAACTTGTCTTTAGTAAGACAAGCAGGCGGGGACTTCGGTCCCCG